GTGGATGGACATTATTCAGTAGAGCTGGTTCTGCCATGGAAGAATATAATGATTTGTTTTATACAAAAACTGCACATAAAATAACTTATGATTTATTACATAGTGGAGAGTTCATTTATGAGTTAGAACAACTTACAGGTATTGTAGGTTTGATGCCAGATCCACATTTAGTGGGAGCAGGATTTAGTAGATTTAGAAAAGATAAAGATTTAAAAATACATCATGATTTTAATTGGAATGATAGATTAAGATTACATAGAAAACTAACTTGTATGTTATTTTTAAATCCAGATTGGAAAGAAACTTGGGGCGGTCATCAACAATATTGGGAATCAAGAGATGGGGAGATGCTTGATGAAGTAGCACCAATGTTTAATAGATTCATAATGTTTGAAAATAAAAAAGAATCTCCGTATCATTCAGTAAAAAAATTAACTTGTCCTAAGAATCAAGTAAGAACTGCATTGAGAGTTTTTTATTATATTAGTTCAAGTGAGTATGATGAGAACGACCCACCACATAGAAGTATTTATGATACAGATGAGTATACACATACGAGGTTATATGATGAATAATTGGAAAATAGGAAAAATAGAACCATTTTGGGACGATGAATATAAACATTTAAATTATAGAAAAGAACCATTTAATAATCCAAAAGATTTGGAATGGTGGAGAGGTCAAGGATATACACATCCAAACGAATTATTTACTGGTATGATGTGTAAACATGGAGAGAATCAACCAAGTTGGACATCTAAAATAGTAGAGTGGTTAGAAAAAGATTTTAATTGGAGTGATGTAGGAGTAAATTATTATCGAATGGAAACAGGTGTTATATTACCACCACATGAAGATATGTATGTACAATATTCAGAAATGTTTAATTGTACTTTAGATGAGATAGAAAGAGTTTTATTGTTTATGGAAGATTGGAGAAGTGGTCATTACTTTGAAGTAGACCGTAATCCAATTGTGGATTACAAAGCAGGAACTTATGCGTGGTGGAAAGGAAAGGTAGAACATATGGCAGCTAACATAGGAGCTGGTTATAGATATACATTACAATTAACGGGACATGTAAAATGAATATAACAGAAAAGTATAGAGGGGGAAACGCAATACCAGATTTAGAGGTAATTGATTTTTGGAAAGAGTCGTTAAAGGATTTAACTGATGTTATTCTTACAGACCACTATTCATTTCCTAATAATGGAAAATTATTTACTGATAAATTTGATGAATATATTAAGGCGTCTAAGTTAAATAACCTAATTGGATTAGATGAGTATGAACATAGGTCTTATGTACATGGAACAAGTCAAACATTTGATAGTTTTTGGATGAGAAATCATGATAAAAGATTTAGATGTTTCAAAGGAGAGTTCTTTTATCATAAAGCAAATTGGAAAAAGTTTCATAAGTGGTGTTATATAGAAGATGATAGAATTAATACAAATGATGCAGTAGTTATTAGTTTACCATTTTCAGATTATGGTAAAGAACATCCTAAGATGAGAGAACTATTAAAAGAATGTGAAATGTTTGGTGTTCCAGTATTGATTGATTGTGCTTATTATTTAATAGGTGAAGGTATAGAATTTGATTTCACAGAGTACGGATGTATTGAAGATATAACATTTAGTTTAAGTAAAGGTTTTCATCTTTCTAATAGATTACGTGGTGGTGTGAGATATACGAAAAAGTATTATGATGACAATATACATATTATGAATGAATGGAATCAGTATAGTCATTTATCAGCACATCTTGGTACTAAATTGTTATCACATTTCCCATCAGATTATACTGTTAATAAATGGAAGGATAAACAACTTCAGTTTTGTAAAGAAAATAATTTGAAACCAAGTGATTGTGTTATATTTGCATTAGAGACAGATGGAGATAAATATAAAGAGTTAAATAGAGGTACAGAGGTTAATCGTTTGTGTATTTCATATGTGATAGGTGATAAGATAGAATGAGACTGTTAGGTCTTAATGCGTTGAATCATGACGCGGCGGTCTGTGTAGTTGAAGATAATAAAATTGTTTTTGCTTCACATAGTGAACGATATTCAAAAATTAAAAATGATCCAAACTTGAATCATGATATAATGGATAAAGCTTTATCTTATGGTAAACCAGATAAGGTAGTTTGGTTTGAAAGACCATATCTTAAAAAGACACGACAATTCTACGCAGGTCAGTATAGTGAGGTGTTTGATGTATTTAATATACCATCTCAATATTTAAAGAAATTTAACATTTATAGTAATATCAAGTATGTATCACATCATAAATCACATGCCTCAGCTGGTTACTTTACAAGTCCTTATGATGAGGCGTGTATTGTAGTGATTGATGCGATTGGGGAATGGGAGTGTGCTTCTATTTGGTATGCTCACGGTAATCATCTTGAAAAAAGATATTCTATTAGTTATCCAAACTCATTAGGTTTGTGGTATTCAGCTATGACTCAACGATTAGGATTAAAACCACAAGAGGACGAATACATTCTTATGGGAATGGCTGGTTGGGGAACACAAGACCACAAACTAAAGAATGCAATTCGTAAAGACTTTTTTAATCATTCTAATAAACCGATTGATTTAAAGAACAATTTACATAGAGGTTGTTTAGATTGGAATCCAGAATACTACCCTGATGATGGTAGTGATGATTGGAAATTCAATATAGCAGCGAATGTTCAATGGATATGTGAGGAAGAAATTCAAAAAGTATTTACTATTGCACGAAGATTAGTTCCTGAAACGGATAATTGTGTTTATATGGGTGGAGTGGCATTAAATTGTGTAGCCAACTCAATTATAGCAAGAGACCATTATCCTAATTTATGGATATTACCAAATCCAGGAGATGCTGGTAGTTCTCTTGGGTGTATTTTAGATTATACTAAACAACATATTGAGTTTTCTAATGCTTTTTTGGGTCATGAGATACAAGGTGAGTACCCTGTTACTCAAGTGAGTAAAGAATTACTCAAGGGTAACATAGTTGGTGTAGCAAATGGTAAAGCTGAATATGGTCCACGAGCATTAGGTAATAGAAGTCTGCTTGCTGACCCAAGAGGTGAAGATATTAAAGATAAAGTAAATAAAATCAAACATAGACAAGAGTTTAGACCATTCGCACCAAGTGTATTGGAAGAACACGCACACGAAATCTTCGATATGCCTACACGAAAATCACAATTTATGCAGTTTGTAGCAGATTGTAAGTATCCTGACAAATATCCAGCAATCTGTCATATTGACAGAACGTCACGGGTTCAGACTGTAAGTCACGAAGATAATCCAGGATATTATAGGTTAATTAAAGAATTTTATAAAAAAACAGGTTGTCCTATGGTTTTAAACACAAGTTTGAACATAAAAGGCCAACCAATCGTTAATGATGAGAAAGATGCACTATCTTTTGAAAAAAAATATAAAGTAAAGGTAATATCAAATTAAAAATAAATTGAAAAAATACATAGAACACTATTTATTAGAGAATAGTGACCATCACTTAAAGTATAAGGATATATCATGATTAAGCTCAAAAAATTACTCACAGAACATGCTTGGAGTAGGAGTTTTGGTGAAAGTTTACCAACTTTAGACTCAGTAAAGCAAAGACATCAAGAAAATAAAAAAACTACCTTAAATGAAGCTACACGTTGGATAATGGGTATGGAAGGACCAAATGGTAAAATAGTATCTACTTACGGTCATTGGGATGGTTATCCTAAATATACAGGTAAAATGTTAAAAAAACATTATTCTAATACAGTTAAAGTAAAAGATTTATTGAAACTTGGTAAAGCTGGTATTTCTTCTATTAACAAAAAAATAAAAGGAACTAAAGACCATACATTTAATAGTCCTGAAAAAGATGTTAGTGTATTTTATGGTCGTGACAGGGGTGAGAAAACTTCTTCAATACAAAAATTTAAAAATAGAGATTCAATAAAATGGAATATGGGAGAAGAATATGCGTATATTTGGAATACTAAAGATAATAAGTGGTATTATAGGTCGCGTCATTCGAATCCCCAAAAATGGACGGAGCTTAAATAAAATGTTAACAACTTTTGATGAAATAATACAAATAACACTAGACCACGAAGGTGGATATGTTCACGACCCGACTGATTTAGGTGGTGAAACTAATTTTGGCATAGCAAAACGATTCTATCCTGACGTAGATATTAAGAACCTAACAGAAGATGGTGCAAAAGAAATCTACAAAAGAGATTATTGGGATAAGAATAAAGTTGATGATGTACCTGATGATTTAAAACATATCTTTTTTGATATGTGTGTGAATCAAGGTAGAGGAACTGCCGTAAAGATTTTACAACGAGCTATTAATGCAAAGGGTGGTGATTTAACAGTTGATGGTGGATTCGGTCCAGGTACAAAAGCTGCTTTGGCAAAACATACACCTGAATTAGATAGAGTTCGTTGTTACAGATTAAAACATTACTATGATTTAGTAAACAAGAAACCCGAACAAGAACGATTTATATTTGGATGGTATAAAAGGGCATTGTCAGTATGATTAGCTTAAAGTCTTTAATGAAAAATATGAAGGAAGCTAAAATTACTGCACCAAAGAAAGGTGTAGATACTCCACTTGACGCTAAGATACAAATACCTGGATATGGTGTTATGACACGTAAACAATTAAAGGGTGGTATGCAGAGAATAGTTACTGAAGTTTCTAAGTATTTGAAAAAAGGACAAGTAGAGAATGCTTATAATGTTTTGTATAAACAGAGTGTATTAAAGGGATTTTTAGAAACTGATATAAAACATAACGGAAAATAATTATGAAGATTAAAAAATCAAAACTTATAGAAATGATTCGTATTGAGTTGGAGGGATTCAAGAGTGATGCACAAAGGAGAGCTGCATTTGCTAGTGGATATAAGGCCAAAGGTAAGAAAAAGAAAAATAATGAATCCGTAAATGAAGGTAAGATGAATCTTTCATTTTTGAAAATTCAAACTAAAAATTTAGCAACGGATGTACAAGATTTGTTTATAGCAGTTAAAGGTGGTGATGAAGATGAAATTACATCTGAGTTAGACCAAGTTAAGTTTAGAATTGGTATGTTAAGAAAAAAAGGAATGGGATTAAGAGAATCCGTAAATGAAACTTTACCCAATAGGGTTTGGATGGATCTTCGAAAAAAATATAGTACGAATGAATTAAAAAGATTTTTTAAAAAAGAATCCGTAAATGAAGGTGGAATGGGTGTTTTATCGAAAGACCAGGCAGATATATTACAGGGGTTAGTGATGAAACATAAGAACAAAAATCCTAAAGCTATTTATAATGTTGTTATGAAAAGTCCACATTTTAAGGGAGTAGATAAAAAAGAGATGTTAGGATATATTCATGGGGCAATAGCTTTTTCAAAATATATGAAGATATAATGCCTGCTAAGTCTAAAGCTCAACAAAGATTTATGGGTATGGTTCACGCCTTTAATAAAGGTGAACTAAAAGGTTCAGAGGTATCTAAAGATGTAAAAGATGCCGCTAAATCTATGAAGAAGAAAGATACAAAAGATTTCGCTAAAACAAAACACAAGGGATTACCGAATAAAGTGAAAAAAGAAAATTTAATCAAATTAATTAAGTCTTATCTTAAACAAGAATCCTTAAAAGAAAGTGGTATTATGTACCGTGCTGGAGTGAAGAAATACGGAAAAGAAGGAATGACCAAAATTGTCCAAGCTGCGGGAAGAAAAGCGTCACATGCTGAAATAGGTAAGATTAAAGATAAGTATGATAAAACAAAGAAGGAATCTACAGATGAAGGTTTTGGTGGAGATTTAAAAGGCAGTGATAAAAAGAAATTTGAAAAAGCTAGAAAAGAAAATGGTGAACAATTAGGATATACATTATCAGGAACACCAGATGTAAAAGAAGAACGAGATTACAAGGCAGAATACAAAAAATATGGTTCATCTACTAAAGCAAAGAAATATAGAGCAGAATTAAACAAATATAATCGTCAAAAAGGTACTTATGGTAATGGAGATGGTAAAGATGCTTCACATAAAGGTGGAAAGATAGTGGGATTTGAAGCAGAATCAAAAAATAGAGGTAGAGCAGAAAAAAGTCGTTTGAAAAAAGAATCCGTAAATGAAGCTAGAACTATTAATGTTGAACCTAATTGGGAAGGTATGTGGAGATTTTTTAAGCAGATGGCAATAACTAACCCAAGAGATTGGAAACGAATGGAACGCACAATGGGTAGTGATTGGAAAAAAATAGATAAAATGGCACAACAAAAAGGATGGAAATTTGAATCAGTAAATGAAACTGTAATAAAAGAAAATCTAATGTCATTTTACAAATACATGGGTGATTTCTACGGAAAGAAAGGTATTTATCCTGATAAGAAAGGTAGGGATTTGAAGGTTGGGGATATAAACAAAGCCTTATCGGTTTATCTCAAGAAGTATGGAACATCTGAATTCGAAGGTGATACTTTGGATAGAGAAAGAGTCCGTGATATTCTAATCAAGATGAGAAAGTTAGATCCTGATTATTCTAAAAAAGAATCCGTAACTGAAGGTAAAAATCCAAAGAGAGAAAAAGTTAAAAAAGATTTTAAGACATCTTTAAATTTTGCAAAGGGTGCTATAAGAAAAATTGAAACATTTATGAAATCAGATTATTGGGGAATGGCAGATAGATATGTAACTGATAAACGAACTGGACTTGTATCTATTGTAAAAGATATGGAAAAATCTATGAACCAAATCATAAAAATGCCAGTAGATGAATCCATAAATGAAAGTGTTAGTAAAAGGATTACTGTAAAAGAAGTAAAGAAGTGGATGAAAACACTCGAAGAATTTAGATATAAGAGGATAAGTCCTGTAGATGCTCGTAGAGTTACTTCATTTATTAATAATAAATTAAAAGAAGAAGAATTACCACAAAGTTTACAGAAAAAATGGTCAGAAGCTAAATATAGTAGAGAAAAATATTTAGCAGCGAGGTATTTAAAATCAAATAAAAATACTATTAAAGAATCTAAAGATTGTTGTGATAATTGTAAAGAAGAAAAAACTTGTTGTTCTGTAAGTGAAGAGATACAACCACAAGGTAATATTAAAAAAGTTCTTGATGTTGTAAAAAACAAACAACATACAAAAATTGGTGGAACTCTCATAGATGCTACGACAGCAGGTATGATGGCACAAGTATGGGATAAGGTAAACGATTCAAGTAAAGAAAAAATGAATAAGATGAATGTAAAACAACTCATTAATCTAATTTTAAAATTATGGAAAGCAGTAGGAACACCACGATTATGAAAATAAGTGTAAAAGAATTAAAGCAAGCAATAAAAGAATCACCAGAAGCTTTTAATAATACGTTAACCTATAATGAATTAGAAGAAGTTATTCAAGAAGCATATGAAAATGGATTTTTTGAAGATATAACTTTGGAAGATATCGCTGATACAAAACAGTTTAGTACTATGATGGAAGCTTTTTTATCAGAACTTAAATTTAAACGAGTTATTAGAGGTAAGAAGATTTTTAAGAAAGTTATTTGTCCTAAAAATAAAAAGTTTGTTAAACCATTAAACAAATGCGTTCAAAAATCTGCCAAAGAGAAAATCAAAAAGAAAAAAGCTATGAAAAAGGCCGCTATAAAGAGGCGTGGTAAAATGGGTATGATATTACGGAAACGATTAAAGTCATTAAAGAAACGTGCAGCATTTGGTCTTAAATAATGAACAAATTAACAGAATGGTTAACTAAACCCTTTATTGAAGATTTAAATGAGGATGTAAATTTACCTATTAATGTTGGTGATACTGTTAAGATGGGTAAGTTTAAAAATAAAAAGGTTGTAGTTAAAAAAATAGACTGGAATGAAAAAGGTGATTTACTAATCAATGGTAGACCAGCCTTAAAATTTAGAATGACAAAAGATTCCAATCTTGATTTCAATAATAAATCAGAACAATTAAAAGAAGGTGTTGAGGATAAAGGTATCTTTAAAGCAGTATTCTTAGCAGGTGGTCCAGGAAGTGGTAAGACATTTGTTAGTAGACAACTATTTGGTATGCCCGATAGTGTGAATATTAGTATGAGTGGTATGAAAATGGTTAACTCGGATAAAGAGTTAAAACATTTGTTAAAAAAATACGGATTCGGTACAGACTTAGATAAAATGCCTGATGATTTATTCAAACAACTTACAGACCCTACAGATAAAGATTATAGTGGTTTACGAGATTTTTCGAAAAGTCTAACTAAACAACGAAAGAAATTATATAAAAAAGGTAGACTTGGAATGATTATTGATGGTACAGGTCATAAGTGGAAAAATGTTAAAAGTGATAAAGTAGAATTAGAAAAACTTGGTTATGATACTTATATGATTTTTGTTGATACTTCATTAGAGGTGGCACAAAAAAGAAATCAAGAACGAGATAGAATTTTACCACCAAATTTGTTAAAGAAATCATGGCAAGATGTTCAGAAAAATCGTGGAGCATTTAAATCATTATTTAAAAACAATTTTATTGAAATTAAAAATAATGAAACATTAAATGATAAACAAATTGAGAAAAAATTTGGTAGTTTAACAAGAAAATATATTAATGTATTTATGAATAAACCAATTAAAAGTCAAATTGCTAAAAATTGGATTAGGAAACAACAGATATTAAAGAAAAACGAGTCTATTGGATTAGATGCTGGTGGTGGTATTATTAATGGTTCACCAGATTCTAAAAAAGTAAAGAAAAATAAAACTGATAGAATGAGTGGTTATGAAAAAGTTAGTGAAATTTTTCCAAAAGGGGCTGGTCGTAAGGTAAGTAAAGCTCTTCAAAAAAAATCACCCACAATCAAAAAAGTTGTTGGTATATATCCAGGTAGATTTCAACCATTCGGTCCTCATCATAAAAAAACTTATGATTGGTTAAAGACACAAGTTGATGATGTTTATATAGTTACATCTAATCTTAAATCCTTACCAAGACACCCAATGAACTTTAAAGAAAAAGTTAGACATATGGTAAAAATGGGTATTCCAAAAAGTGAGATTAGTCAAGAGAAAAATTTATATGGTGTAAAGGACGCATTAACGGGATATGATAAAGATACAACTGCAGTAATTTATGTTGTTGGAAAAAAAGATGCTGGTAGATTAAAATCTGGTGCATACTTTGATGATTATAAAAAGAATAAGGATAGTATGGTGGGATTTAAAGAACGTGGATATATTCTCACAGCACCACACGTTGCAATGAAGGCCGCAGGTATGGAAGTTAGTGGAACTTCTATGAGACAATTACTTGGGTCACCAGAATACGAAGATGATAGAAAACGGAGATTTAAAAAATTCTTTGGTTACTTTGATCAAGGTGTTTATAATATGATGACTAATAAGTTTAAAAAGTTATTTGAATCAATAGATGATTTTTTAATTAATAACCCTGACACTATTCCAAATCTTTTAAACGAAGCATCTACCACTACAGCATTTGGTATTGATGATGGACCTCCAACTTTTTATAATAGTTTTGGTGATTATAAAGTTATAGTTAATAAGTGGGTTGATGAACTTTATAGTGATATGGGATGGGAAGTAGTAAGTTATATGATAGGAGATAAAGCTATTGACCCAGGATTTGATTACACATCAAAGACTGATACCGTACCAGCTGTTGCTTATGGAAAAAGAGGTACAGGAGCGTATGGTGAAAGATTTGGAGAAAAGGATCCAATTAAAGCATATAAGAATCATATTTCATATGTGATAGATGGATTAGGATTTGAAGTTTTAGATTGGTTAGGATTTACTAAAGATGGTAAAGAGACTACAGGAGTTGATGTGGAAGTACCAGTAGGTTTTGGAGTAGATGGGAAGAATCAAAATACAGATAGAAAGAAAAATTTAGCACTTACATCAAAGGAAGATAAACAAGGTGATTCACTTACTGCAATTGATGCTAAGTTGGATATGAGAAAAAAGGGAGTTAAACAAACAATAGTTATACCACATAAAAAATCTCGTAAAAATGTAAAGGAAGTTCTTAATTTAGAAAAAGAAATTGAGTTATTAGTAGAAGGTGGAGCTTATGGACATATGGCACATCCGTTTGATGATAATAATTTAACGTTTGGGGATTTGAGAAACATAATTATAGATGGGTTAGGTGGAAAGTTAGATAGAGAAGATAATGTTACAGAGAAACTTGATGGACAAAACTTAATGGTAAGTTGGGTAGATGGAGAATTAAGAGCGGCTCGTAATAAAGGTCATTTGAAAAATCACGGTAAAGCTGCTCCTACGATAAAAGGAGTTAAGAGTATTTTTTCTGGTAGAGGGAATATAGCAAAGGCATTCATTGGAGCTATGACGGATTTAGAAAAGGCGATAGGTAGATTAACAGATCCTCAAAAAGAAAAGATATTTGGTAATGGTAGTAAATGGATGAATTTAGAGATTATTTTTCCACAAACTGCTAATATTATTGATTATGATATATCTGAAATAGTGTTTCATGGTACAGTAGAGTATAATAAAAGTGGTAGACCAATTGGACAACCAAGAGATTCAGCTCGTATGTTGGCAGGAATGATTAAACAAACAAACAATCATATACAGAAGATGTTTAAAATTGGTAAACCTAATTTTTTAACAGTTCCAAAATCTCAAGACTTTAGTAAAAAGAAAGCTAAGTATTTAAAGAAGTTAAATACATTACAAAAACAGTATGCGTTACGAAGTACAGATACTTTAGGAGAGTATCATAGAGCGTATTGGGAAGAATATATTTTTAATGCGTCTAAACAATTTGATTTTAATTTAAAAAATAATCATTTAGTAGGTTTAGTAAATAGATGGGCGTTTTTTGATAAGACATATAAGATATCTCAAATGAAAAAAGATTTTAAATCTGATCCTAAATGGTTAGATTGGGTATTATCTACAGATAAAGAAAATCATACAAAAATATCAAAGGAAAATATTAAACCTTTTGAAGTTTTATTTTTTGAGGTCGGTTCAGAGATATTGAAAAACATTAGTGGATTCTTAGCAGTATCACCTGATAAAACTGTTTCGAAGATTAGAAAAGATGTTATTAAGTCAATGAAAGAATTACAGAGTAAACGTAATATAGATAAATTAAAGAATTTAAAAATACAAATAGAAAAACTAAAAGAAATTGGTGGATTAGACGCAGTTGTTCCAAGTGAAGGAATAGTGTTTAAGTATAAAGGAAATATTTATAAATTTACAGGAGCATTTGCACCAATTAATCAAATAATTGGTAGTTTGAAATTTGGTTAGGAGAAAAAATGGGTTATAGTAGAGAAACGGAAAGACAAAATAAAGCTCTTAAATCAATTTTGAGGGGAGAAACCCCTGAAAAGAAGATTTTCGTAGGTGGTGTAGATAAGGAGTTTTCTGAGAAGATTAAAGAAAAGGAAAGGGAAGAGCGAGAACAACAGAATGAAATATCTGAAGTTTTAAAAGAAGCTCGAACACCTTGGTTCTGTCCAGAATGTGATAGAATAATGAAGAAACGAATTGATAGTGAGTATTATCGTAAATTTAATAAATGTTTAGATTGTAAGGTAGAAGAAGATAATAAAATAGCTATCGCTGGTAAACAACAAGAGCATGTGAAAGAAACTGTTAGACAGAATAAGTTAGCTTATATAAAAGATTTAAAACAATCAATAGAGGAATGGAAAAATTCTAAAGATTATGTAGAATTTTTTGAACAAGTTAGACCAGATGGGTATTCAGTAGATAGTGAAAAGTGGAAGGGAGATACGGAAGCAATGGCTAATCTAGTTAAAGAAGCGGAAGAACATTTACAAAAACTGGAAGAATCTATTTAATTGATATTTATATAAAATTACAATAATTTGGAGAATTATAATGCATTTAGAGGAACTTAAAGACTTAATTCGTCAAGAAATAGTTTCAATGAAAGAAGCTGAAAAAAGTGATATAGAAAAATTGGACACTAAATTACCAGCTAATATAGAACGTTTTTTGGATAGAGCGGTAGGGGCGATAAAAGACGCTAAGTTAAATCGTAGGAGACAAATAGCGGCATTAGCTCGTATAATTGACGCTCTCGGATTAGATAAGGGTGAAGTTACTCGATATATTGCTAAAATTAAAAAGGCGGTGTAAGTATGAAAGGTTTGGTAAAACTCATAGGTATGATATTAGGTATCTTGGGTTTAAGTGGTAAAGCGAGTTCTGCTAAAAAACGTAAAGTAAAAGCAATTGATAAAAAGTTAAAAACAACCGCTAAGAAGAAAAAAGTTGTTACTAAAAAGATAGCTAAATCCAAAAAGGAAGCAACAGCTATTAAGAAAAAAGCTAAATCAATAGAGGAAGAAATTAATGAAGTTAAAAAGACAAGTTCTAAACGAAAAAAGATTGCTAACTCTAAAGATGCAGAAGATTTTTTAAGAAAGTTCGCTAAGAAATAATGAGATGGTTAGTATTAGTCTTTTTTGTATCAACATTACTCAGTCAAGTAACACTAAGTGAAGAAGAAGCAAAGAATATAGCAATTAATATACAAGAATTAGAGATTAAATCTGATTCCTTAAATAAAATTGTAATTCTACAAAATGAGTTGATACTTACTTATAAGGAAAATATTGCACAGGATAGTGTAACAATTTCTGAACAAGACAATAAAATAAAAATTTTAGAAGAAGAAACTAAGTTATTAACAAAAAAAGCGAAATTAGTAAAACCAAGTTGGTATGAAAATAAATGGTTATATTTTGGATATGGGGCAGTATTATCCTATGCTATCACATCTGTCATTAATCAAATAACCTCAATACTGTAATGTCAGATAATAAAAAAGAATTAAAACAAGCAATTCGTACCGAGTTCATGAAATGTGCTCAAGATCCAGTATATTTTATGAGAAAGTATTGTTATATACAACATCCACAAAAAGGCAAGATGTTATTTGACCTTTTCGATTTTCAAGAAAAGACTGTACAACAATTTGTAGAAAATGATTATAATGTAATATTGAAAGCTCGACAGCTAGGTATTAGTACATTGACAGCAGGTTATGCATTATGGTTTATGACCTTTTATCAAGATAAAAATATCTTGGTAATCGCTACTAAACAAGAGGTAGCAAAAAACTTGGTAACAAAGGTTCGTGTGATGCATGCTAATTTACCTACTTGGTTGAAACAGACTTGTATTGAGGATAATAAGTTATCGTTAAGATATAAGAATGGTTCTCAGATAAAAGCAGTAGCAAGTTCAGACGAAGCTGGTCGTTCAGAGGCATTGTCATTGTTGATACTTGATGAGGCAGCTTTTATTAATAAGATTGATACAATTTGGACAGCTGCATCTCAAACATTGGCGTTAGGTGGACGATGTATTGCACTTTCTACACCAAATGGTGTTGGTAATTGGTTTCATAGAACTTGGACTGATGCAGAAGATGGATTGAATAGTTGGAACACGATAAAGTTACATTGGACAGTACATCCAGATAGAAATAAAGAATGGAGAAAGTCTCAGGATAAATTATTAGGTCCATCTGGAGCAGCTCAAGAATGTGATTGTGATTTTATTACTTCAGGACAATCTGTAGTAGATGGTCGTATATTAGAAGAATATAAACAAACTATGTGTATTGAACCAATGGAAAAGAGAGGAATAGATAGTAATCTTTGGATATGGGAACAACCAAATTATACAAGAGATTATGTATTAGTAGCGGACGTAGCACGTGGAGATTCAACTGATTATTCAGCATTTCATGTATTAGATATAGATGATTGTAAACAAGTAGCAGAATATAAAGGTAGAATGTCTACAAGAGATTATGGTAATCTTTTAGTTAATGTCGCTACTGAATATAATAATGCATTACTTGTAATTGAGAATAATAATATTGGTTGGGCTACTATACAACAAGCAATAGATAGGGATTATGATAATTTATTCTATATGTCAAAGGATTTATTGTATGTTGATACTCTTAAACAAGTTAGTAACAAGATTTATAGAGATGAAAAGAAAATGATACCAGGATTTACAATGTCAGCGAAAACAAGACCTCTTGTGGTATCAAAATTAGAAGAATTTTTTAGAGAAAAGCTAGTAAAAGTATATTCTACTCGTTTAATTGATGAGTTGTTTGTATTTATATATAACGGACAGAGAGCTGAAGCGTTAACAGGATATAATGATGACCTTGTTATTTCTTTTGGTACAGCTTTATGGATTCGAGAAACCGCATTAAGATTAAGAGCGGAAGGTATAGAATTAGCTAAAAAAACAATTAGTGGAATAAATTCACAAGCTATCTACACCCCAAATAATAAGAATGATAGTTGGGAATGGGATGTAGGTGACAAAAAAGAAGATTTAACCTGGTTAATTAAGTAGAGGATATAATGGCAGATACAACATTATTTGGAAGATTAAAAAGACTATTTTCATCGAACGTGGTAGTTCGAAATATAGGTGGTCGTAAATTAAAAGTAGTTGATACTACTAATTCACAACATATAGCTAAACATTCGTTAGTTGATAGGTATACACGATTACATGGGGCTAACACCTATGGTGGATATGGTGATGCTGATATGGCGAAAGCCACCAGACTTGGGTTGTTTAAAGATTATGAAACAATGGACGCAGATTCAATTATAGCATCTGCTCTTGATGTTTACGCTGATGAATCAACAATGAAATCTGAATATGGTGAAGTTTTAGCTATACATACAGATAACGATAATATAAAACAAATATTAACTAATTTATTTTATGATGTGTTAAATATTGAATTTAATTTATGGTCGTGGATTAGAAATATGTGTAAGTATGGAGATTTTTTCTTACATTTAGATATACATCCTAAATATGGTATTCATCACGTTACACCATTGTCAGTTTATGATACTTCTCGAATAGAAGGATTAGATGAAGAAAATCCAGAATATGTTAAATTTATGTTAGAAACAATGAGTTCTTCAGGACAAATGGCTCGACACTCTGGACAGAAAAAAGAATATGAGAATTTTGAGGTAGCACACTTTAGATTACTTTCTGATTCAAATTATCTTCCTTATGGTAAGTCTATGATTGAAGGTGGTAGAAAGACTTGGAAACAATTATCTCTTATGGAAGATGCTATGTTGATTCATAGAATTATGAGAGCTCCAGAAAAAAGAATATTTCAAATTGATATTGGAAACATTCCACCAGCGGAAGTAGACCAATATATGCAACAGATAATTAATAAAATGAAAAAAGCTCCTGTAGTAGATGAATCTACAGGTGATTATAATTTAAAATATAATATGCAGAATATTACTGAAGATTTCTTCTTACCAGTTCGTGGTGGTGATAGTGGAACGAGAATTGAAACTACACCTGGATTAACTTATGAAGCCATTGATGATATTGATTATTTAAAAAATAAATTAGTAGCTTCTCTTAGAGTACCAAGAACTTTCTTAGGATTTGAAGAAGGTGTTGGTGAGAGAGCATCATTAGCGGCACAAGATGTAAGATTTGCGAGAACTATCGAAAGAATACAGAGAATTACTGTTAGTGAATTAACTAAGATAGCTATAGTTCATTTATACGCACAAGGGTTTACAGATGAAGAATTGGTTAATTTTGATTTAACACTTACAAACCCATCTACGATTTATGAAACTGAAAAAGTTAATCTTTGGAATGAGAAAGCAACACTTGCTTCACAAATAATGCAAGAAGGAATTCTTTCTACAGATTGGGTATATAGAAATGTATTTAATTTCTCAAGTGAAGAAATAAAAGACCAAAGAAATAAAATTATATGGGATACTAAACAAAGATTCCGTCGCACACAGATAGAGGATGAAGGAAATGACCCTGCAGCGAGTGGTGAAGCACAAGGAACACCTTCAGATATGGCATCTGGTAGGACTGGACATGAGTTAGATGACAAAGGTGGAGCTCCAGAAGGTGGATTTGA